AGTTAAACCGCCCAACGCACCGTACCGATGGCAACAGAGCCGAACGAGATCAACCTACGAATGACCCAAACACGTATGAAACAAATAGAAGATACGACATTTAAGATACGACGCAAACATGATGATATGTATACATACTTAATAAATGACATAGAAGCAACAGAGATGTATCCCGACACGGAGACACCTTTCAGGATGAAGTCAAGTCTAAACAATACATATATTCAAGTCAAATGTCAAATTCCGAAATTAATTATGCAACCGCCACTTTACAATAATGATATGTACCCATTAAACCATAACAGTACTAATTTTCTTGAAGATAGACCGTTTAATTATTTATGTAATTTTGATTGGTTTGAATTTTTGTCACGATCAAAAGATGAACTTGGTATGCATTATAATATGATTCGAGACTTAATATCAATGTCTTCTCAAACAAGATATTCAAATATTTGGTCAAATATCAGTGGAATTATTATGTACCTACGTCAGTATAAAAGAGGTTTCGCGCTTAGATCAATCCTTATCAGATTATTGACATATTGGAATAATTTTCCATTTTTTGATACCTGGGATGGATTCAAAGATGTATTGCCTAAAACTTCAACTGCTTGGCCACTATTATTTTATGCATTCATGAGTGTAGCATTTGATTATATATGTGAGAATATTAGTGAAGGAGATGCAATTGTATGTTTTCAGAACCATCTTGAGAACGCGCAAATAAGTTATCAAGATACAAAATTAGAAAAGAAAAATGGTTATACATTATGGTTAAAATACGAATGTCATAATTTACGAGTCGCATTAACACCGAGATATGATTACACTGGAACAGTATATGGGAATTTTCTTAAAGATACAACTGAATATATCATTACCGATGAATTTGAAGAGAATGAAATTAAAATGAAAAATATTTTAAATCCGTCATTTTATAAAATATTACAACAATTAAGGAGAGAAATCAAAACAGTCGAAGATATTATCAGGTTATTAACAATTTGTTATTCAGCCAGAGACGATCGTACTTATTATGGAACATTAATGGAATTAGCCATATCTAAAGCAATTAAGCCACAAGTAGCTGGATCAATAGTACCAAAGCCTATACCAACGTCATGGTTACAGAAAGACCCCAAAATAGTCCTCAGTGCTAAGTACCCTTCAACATCATTTCTGTCGCAAATGCAAGAATTTTATAGACGTTATTACCCCGCTTTACAGAGAGAGATAGACGTTCATGCATTATCTGCTTCATTTATTAATTTTTTATCTACTGCTTCTGCTGGTGTAGGAATTGAACTGCCAGAAGAGATCATAAATATGGTGAAAGATAAGAGATTGTTATACCTATTAAAGAAAGGATCTGGTAAGCGTGTCTTGCAAGAAGCTTTACTTGTCGAGAGATATAATGATTTGGATCCAATAATAAATGATTTTGTTAGATTAATTAAGATAGTTGTTCGTAAACAAATTGAAAGACGTCAAAGAGGTATCGCTGGTATTCCAAATAATGTTTTGAAAATTAATCAAGTTACTTATGAAGCGAATAAACCATTCTCAAAAATAGCGAGAGCACCTTCTCATGGTAAACAAAGTGGAAATGCAAGTGATATTCATGATCTTTTATTTTATACAACTCAAGAAGATGTATCACATATTGAAGTAAATGGCAAACGACAAATGAGAGGAATAGTTATATCATCTGCAGACGTTAAAGGCATGGATACACATATACAGATAAATGCAGCAATGAATCAGCATCTTGGAGCAATTGAGATACTAGATGGTATACAGTATGATGTAGGACCATTTAGGCAAACGAGAGCAGTTATTCAGGATATACAAGGAAATGTTTATGAGAGGAATTTGAATGGTGGACAGCAAGCAATTGCTTTCGGCCTAGCGAATTTCTCACAGACGACTGGTATAAACAGTAAATATTTTGGTCAAATTCCGAATCAAGAGGGAACTTTTCCTTCTGGTTTAATAACAACCTCAAATCATCACACGCAAATGTTGACTTTACTAATAGAAACTGCAGCAACTACATTCACTAATGAATTCGGGAAAAGTATAGCAATAGCGCATCTTATGATACTAGGTGATGATGTTTCTTTAATGCTACATGGAAATGATAAAGACGTGAATTTCTTTATGAAATATTTAGTTGAAAAGTTTTCACAGCTAGGTTTGATACTGGAGAGAGACGAATCACGTAATTTTGGAGTATTCTTACAACAACATGTTATTAATGGTAGATTTAATGGATTTTCAAATAGGATTGCAATATTTACTAGCGAAGATTACAAAACAAGGAAATCAGTTCAAGAATCATGTACCGAGTACAATGCATTAATAGATGACGTGATATTCAGAACTTACAACGTACGTAAATTGTTGCAATTTCAACGAATACATCAATTTGTTGTACTATCAAAATACATTTTTCGTGTTCAGAACTACAAGTATGAGAAATTGAAGGCTAAATTAGCTACAAGACTTAATGTGTTTGAATATGATCTAAAACCGCATAACGATAGTCGTGAAAATGTGCAAAATCAGAATATGCTTAGATTTATTGGTATTCAGATTCCTTATACTTATTTCCAATGTTCTGGAGGGGGTGAAATACCGCCAGAGTCGTTTCAAAGGAAAGATGGATCTTTTACATATGAATATTCAATTTATAGTCCAAAGGGTAAATGGTTAAGAAAGTTTTTGTATGACATTTCATGTACAATTGATGAGCCCAAATTTCGTATTGACGACGAAATAATGAGAATGTACAATTTGGATATTTGTGACTTTTTGATACAATATAATATGCTAAATATTCAAGAGGAAATTAGAGCAACAATTATTGATAGAGAACTAATTTCAAAGCTTGCGATGAATCTAGAATCTTTAGAGAACAGTAACGCTAGAATGATATCTAGGAGAGCATCAGAATCATTACGCATTATGGGAATTAAACTTCCTGCTAATGGAGTGTATGGATATCAAATTAATGAACGATTAGTAAAGGTGTTACAAAACATTCAGCAAAGTGATTATGAAGTCAAGATGGTAGGAGATGCACTTTTTACAGCAATTATGGAAAAATTTGATAGTCACAAAGTACGTATGGAAAAAGGAGATAGACTACATAACTTTACGTTAGACTTCAGTGATAAGTCCGATAGACTAGTCATAAACAAGAAAATGATAGCATTGCATAATATATCAATTTCAAAGAACATGGCACCATATTCAGATGCATGGATGTTGTATACTTGTCTCAATCACACTTATAATGCTTCAAGTGAGTTATCAACTGCATTAGCGCATTCACAAGGACATTTTAAGAGTTTCCAATATGATAGAGATATGTTTGCAGAATCAGTCAAAATAGCGTCTAAACATGGAATTGGAAGTTTACCAATGGAACTGTTTTTCGAAGCGAGTAATATACGTGATAGTGCTCAGTTAAAATGGATCGAAGCGATTAAATATTATATACAGTTTAAAGATTACTTATATCCATATTCAATCAATCCACGCAGACTATTCTTCATTCCTGAGCAAGTATCATCCGTGTCAAGTTTATTGAATCAAGATAATATACCTGCAGACGCGAATAAGAAAGCTTTAATGTTTCGTCGTGCTTATGCATATGTACTATCTCACCCGTTTCGTATTAGTGGAGCCAAGGCGATATTTGTAGATGACCGTATCTCTTAGGTACCGGAGGTTTGTTTTTAAGT